TTGCTGTTGGTTTTGCCATAATTATCTCCTGTAGTGCGCGAATAATACCACGTTTTTTAACCCTTGTCAAGCAAATAATGATGTGGTATAATTTTCTAATGAAGTTAACTGACACAATTGTGATCACTGCTCCCGTAGTCAAAATAGGCGGAGATGCAGTTAAAGTAGAAGAGGCTGGCTCCTCTTCGGATTCCCAACAACAAAACCCTTAAGGAGTAAATCATGAAAAAAGGAAGAATACAACCAGGTAAAAATACACCTGTAAAAAACAAGTCAAGTTCTAAGTCGTCTAGTAAGAAGTCATCTTACACTGCAAAGAATCCAAGAACTAGACAGTCAATGGTAACTAATAAAAAATCTACAGCAAAAGCTGGAGATAATGTTAGTAAATCTAAACCAACAGCCAACGGATCTACTGGCAAAAACTACAATGTCGGAGTATCTAAAGGCGGCGTTTCTTTCGGTGAAGCATTTAAACATTTTAGAAATCAAGGTGCTAAAGAATTTACTTGGAACGGTAAAAAATATCACACAAAAACTAAAGAAGAAATGTAATGCCAATCACTAGGGCTAGTTTACCTAAGACCACTTCTCTTAAAGTTAAGAATAAAAATAAGAAGAAGTATCAAACACCTGGAGCCAAAGCTAGAGCTAAGGCTACAGCGAAAACAAAAGCAATCTTATCCCAACAAAGAGGGGAAGGATCTCCTCAAGGTAAGGTTGTGATGAGGGGTTTTGTAAAAAAGCTTTATGATAAAATCAAAAACAAAAAGTAAATCCACTGTCAACAAGGCAGGGAATTATACTAAACCCAGTATGAGGAAAGCCTTGTTCAATAAAATAAAAGCAGGTGGTAAAGGTGGAGCACCTGGGCAGTGGTCAGCACGAAAAGCCCAGTTGCTAGCCAAACAATATAAAGAAAAAGGTGGAGGTTACAAATCCTAGGATGGAAAATACTTGCAAAAATTGTGAGCACTCTTGCCACTGCAGTAACTCATCCAGCTGTCATTGCGGGTGTTCCAATTGCGAGCACAAATAATAAGATGCCCGCTTTAAAGAAACCGCAAAAAAGTTTACGCGCTTGGACTAGACAGAAGTGGCGAACCAAATCGGGTAAGCCATCTACTCAAGGTCCCAAAGCTACAGGCGAAAGGTATCTACCCGAGTCTGCTATTAAAGCTTTGTCATCTGGTGAGTATGCAGCAACTACTGCTGCCAAAAGAAAAGGAAGAGCGCAAGGTAGGCAGTTTGTGGCACAGCCAAAGAATATAAAAAAGAAAGTAAAGAAATATAGGAGCGTAAAATAATGTTATCTAAATTATTGGGTGGTAGTTTAGTAGAAACTGTTGGTAAAGTTATTGATAGTGTTCATGTGTCCGATGAAGAAAGAGGAAAAATAAAAATAAAATTACAGGAATTAGAAAATGAAATTAATAGTAAACAAATGGAGATTAATTTAGCTGATGCTCAGTCTACAGCTACAGATATTTCAGGTATATTGCAGCGTTCTTGGCGACCCCTCATTGGATTTAGTGCAGCAATATCCATTTTTTGGGAGTTTGTCCTTAAAAATTTTATCATGTTCTTTCTAGCTGTGTTTGAAGTACAGACACAACCGCTACCGAGTATGGATATGGAACAACTCATGCCGTTAGTCATGGCGCTTTTGGGTATGGCGGGCTTGAGAACTTTTGAGAAGTCTAAAAAAATTACTAAGTGATGTACCAGTTAGAAATATTCACATATAAAATTATTAATAAAATATATAAACTATTTGAAAAAGAAAAACCTAAAGATGAACATGAAGTTCACTGGGGTATAGGAGGCAAATAATGTTTGAAGAGCTTAAGGAGAGAATAAAAGAACACGAAGGATTTAGGTCTTATGTTTATAAGGATTCATTAGGATTCGCAACCATAGGATACGGTCACTTGGTAACGAAGGAGGACAACTATGAAGAAGGTGTTGAATATAGTAAAGAACAATTGGAAGCCGTCTTTGAAGATGATTTTCAAAATGCCTGTGATTGCGCTCAATTGGTCGCTGACAGTTTTGATATCAATCTTGACGAACATCCAGAACCTGTTAAAGAAGTTCTTATAGAGATGACATTTCAGTTAGGTGTTGGAGGGGTAAGTAAGTTTAAGAAATTTCTTGGACACTTATCCACCAGCACCTATCATCTTGCGGCGGATGAGATGCTCGATTCGCGTTGGGCAAAACAGACCCCGCACCGTGCAGAGAAATTATCTTATGCCATAAGGCAACTTGCGTATTAGTGCATGTTAAAATTTGTAATCCTATTTCAGTTATGTTTAGCAGGGGGAATAGACAATCTTGCGGATGTGCAGTGCGTTAGGATTATAAGCGAACCTATTTACACTAACAGATTAGATTGCGAACTACAAGCCGAAGAAGTAGGCAAGTGGGTGCAAGATGAACTTGATCAAATAGGCGGAGCCTCCGTCTTATACGCCCGTTGTGTTAACACATACACAATGGATTACCTAGAACAATTTAAGTAGTGGCATTTCTTGTAGCAAATGTTCCACCTATTGAAGTCCTTGTTAAGAAAGAGTATCTCTATGACTTTCAGAGGGGGCACGGTGAGTATGAACCAGGAATCTGGATCACCGTTAAATCTATACAAGGTCGCGCATTATATTTCGAGACCTATCTCTATGAAACGGGAGCTCTATATGATAAGCTACCTATCTCGGCTTTTGTCTGGAAAGAAACGAAAGAAGAGATGGAGCTTGAAGACCTAGAGCTTTGGGATTGTTTTAGCTACCACATCTCCGTTATACAAAAGGTGAGTATAGGGTCGGGGAAATGTAAATACAAGGCTCCAAACGGGAATTTTTATTTTGGGGAGTATTTATATACTATAGATAGTTGTCATCCAGACTACAACATACCAGATATTGGGTATTCTGAAGTACCTACACAACATAAGTCCTTTAATATAATACAATTAGACAACGGATATTTCGCCGCTCAGCCTAACAATCGGGTAATATTCTATGATAAGTCTTTATCCCCAAAGAAGATGAGGTTCCCAGACTATAAGGTTTCAACTATTGAATATGGTGTGGAAAATAAATCTAAGTATACAGCGGGTGATGATACTAATTTCTTTTATGAGTTCGAAGAACAAAGCTAGGCAAGAAGCCTAGCCTATTCCTCTTTTAGATTACTTCTGTGGTATTGTTAATACGTTAGGGAAGTATTGATTTTCTTTGTAGAAATTAAAAGCCCAGTACCAATCGTCTTTATATTCTGCTCTCGCGTACTGTTCTAATTCTGAGTCTCCGTCTGTTCCTGCAGTATTAAAGATGTTTAAACATCTATTAACAAATGAGTTAGTTACGGAGAAAGTTCTTGGGTTTGCCATAGTTTCTCCTTTATTGATATTTCAGCCAAGGCTCTCCAGTAGTCCTTGTCTTTGATGGGGAGTGTAGCAAACTTTTGTTTAGAAGTCAAGCGTTTGTTGCTGAATAGCAGGTATAGCTTTTTTGCAAGGTTATCGTATATAGTTTTTTGTGGATAGGTATTTTGATTTGTCATGTCTCTGTAATAAAAAAGGAGCCAGTATTTCTACCAGCTCCTTTGTACGGTTGTGGAAAAAAGAGTTCCCCAAACTGTTTCTAAATATTGCATCTAGAAGAAGTAAGGTTCTTCGTGCCCCCCTGTCTCCAGTTTTTAAGCGAAAGGTCATATGCACTCAACACAATGAACATCCTAAATTAGTATAACTATATCACAAGTCATACGTTTTGTCAAGAGGAAAATGCATCACTCCAGTCTCCTTGAACTGCGCCCTTTGCGTATTCAGTAGCCCTAGTTTCAAAGAAGTTTTCGTGTGCCTGCCCATTGACAATGTAGTCTACCCACTCTAGTGGGTTTGACTTTACTCCGTAGTTAGGCTTTAAACCTAGCTGAAGTAATCTTCTGTCCGCCATGTAGTGTATATAGTTCTTAACTTCTTGCGGAGTTAATCCTTGGACTGGTCCTTGTTGGAATGCCAAGTCAATAAACTTCTCTTCAAGAGTTACCATATCTCTACATATATCATACAATGACTTTTTAAATTCATCATTCCATATGTGCGGCTTCTCATCTAATACTGTATGTAAAAGTTTAATCATGTTTTCAACGTGGTGGTTCTCATCTCTGATTGACCACGCTACGATTTGCCCCATGCCTTTCATTTTGCCGAAGCGCTGAAAGTTTAGTAGCATAATGAATGATCCAAACAACTGCAGTCCTTCACCGAATGCAGAGAACACAGCCATGTCACGAACGATCTTCTCTTCTTCCGTGCCCCCTTTGCTTTCCCAGAGATAGTTATGTTTGTCTGCCATCTCCGCATACTCTTGGAATGCTTTGTACTCTCTATCATCCATACCAATAGTATCGTTTAGTAGTGAATAACTATGCGCATGGTTAGCCTCCGACGTAGCAATAGCGGATAACATCATACGCACTTCTGGTTTCTTGAACATGGGTATATACACATCCATATAGGCTTGTGCAATATCTACGTCACCTTGTGTAAAGAATGTTAGAATCTGTTTCACTAGATTCTTTTCTGCATCATTCATCTTTGAGTTCCAATCATTTACATCTTCATGTAAAGGAACTTCACTGGGTAACCAGTGCATCTTCTGTTGTTGATCATAGGCTTCAAACGCCCATGGATATTCAAATGGTTTATAATATTCTCTGCCTTGAAATACTGACATATATTCTCCTTATGCTTCACAAGCCACACATGCGGCTTCTTCTTGTTGATAGTCTTGTCTAATAGTTCTTTCTATCTGACTGGATAGATTCTCTACTTTCTTTAACGCTTGGCTTCTCATATAGTAAAGT